GCGGCCGCCGAGGGCAGCCGCGCCGCCGATGCCGCCCGCGGCACCCGCCGCAGGAACCGGGGTGCCCGCCACCGGCGCGTTGACATACGGGATCGCCGTGGGCATCTCGACACCCGGCAACATGCTGAGAATGCCCGCAGCGGCGCGCAGCGGGGTCAACAGCGTGTTGGCGGCGTCGATGACGCGGTTGAGCGCCCACTCGGCGGCCGTGGCGAACCCGTTCCACACCGTTTGCAGCCCGGTGATGGCATTGCCAACGAAATTGATCGTGCTGACGATGCTGTCCAAGGACTGCCGGAACTCTTCAGGTTTGGCCGACCCGAACGTGTCGTAGATGATCTTGCCGATATCCCAGATCGCGCCGCCGAGTTCCTTTGCGGCGGTGATGCCGTCCTGAATCCACCGCTGCAGATCGCCGGTCGCGGCGGCCTGGGCCACGAAGTTCGCGAACTCGGTGGCCGCGTTCGCCGCGGCGTCGGCCAACCCTGGCAGGAAATCCGACCCGACGCTCACCAACCGGGTTAGGGCCTCGGTGAGCGGGCCGGCGGCCTGCGCGAGGTTACGGAACGCAGCCTGAACGTTGGTCGAGATGTTCTCAATGAGATCGGGATTTTCCTGCAGCACACCGACCGCGTCGCTGAACATCGTGTTGAACGACCCGGCGACGCTGGACAGCATCGCCTCGAGCGTCGGTAGGTATTGCTGCGTGAGTGCCTCGATCTGCGGCGCCACACCGGCGAACAGCGAGTCCTGCACGCTGTTCTTCAATCCGTCGAACGCGGGCATAAGCTCGCGGATCGACAGTGCGGCTTGCTGCGCGTTCGGCGACAGCGATTGCAGTGCCTCGGCGAACTTCTCGGGGTCGCGAACCTCTTTGATGGCGTCGGCGAACCCGAGGAACCCGATCTTGAGCGCGGCGAACCCGGTACCGGCGGCGGCGAGGGCCGAGGGCAGCAGCCACAGCGATTGTGTCGCGGTGACCGCAGCGCGGCCCACGTCGAACAGCATCTCGGCTGCCGCGGCGACTACGACCGTGATTGATCCGGCGGTGGCGAGGCCACCGATTGCGCCGCCGAGACGGGCGACACTCGCCGCACTGCCAGCCGCCGTACCGCCGAGTTGCCCGACCGTGCCGAGCATCCGGCCAATCGGCGAGGCAGCGGCCGCGGTTGCCGCCGATAGATCGCGGTGTGCGCGAACAGCATCCCGAATCGTCGAGTGGTGGCGACGCTGCGCCGTCGTGAGCCGCTCGTACTGTGTGATGAGTTGCGTTCGGCTCGCCGAACCCGACCGCACCAGGTCGTCGTACTTGGCCTGCTCGACGTTCACCCGGCCGAGCGCAGCCGCCACCTTGTCGGTCGCGCGCTCCACCTGCGACATCGCGCGGGTGACCGCTGGCGTCGAGCGCCGAGCACCCGCCGCGAATTGGTCACCGAACGCCGCACCCGCCGAGCGCCCTGCGCGGTCGTACTCGCGGTGTAGCCGGTCGGCGTCACGCCGAATATCGTTGTCGCGCAGTCGGGTATAGATGTCCAGATGGATGGCGATGGCTCAACACCTCCTAGTCGGAGACGAACGAGAACAGCTCGCCATCGGCGACGGCCTGCTGTGTCTCGATGAACTCGCGCGTCTTGCTGATCGGGAAGAACAACTGTTCGCCGTAAGCCTCGGTGTCGGCCTTGGGCAGATGCGCGGAACGGAATAGCGCCGAGATGTTCGCGACCTGGGCGAGCATCTTCTGCCACTCGGGCCGGTCGCCGTCGCGCACCACCGCGGCCACCGCGCCGGACTCGGGCGGCCACTCGACCACGATGGTGCGCGTTTCGGTTTCCTCGTCCTCGGCGACGGTGACGCCGAACAGTTCGAGCAGTTCGTAGCTGCTCATGCGGCCTTGGTGCCAGTCCCGAATATGGCAACCCGGGAAGAACCGGCGCAGATCACTCGCGATCTGCCGGGGCGCCATCCTCCAGAACGCGAACGCCTGCATCACTTTTCGAGTCGGCATCGGCCCGCTTCACCACGCCGCTACGCAGATCCTTGACGAGTTCGACGACCTCGCGCGGGCTGCCGCCGGCCGCGGCGAACTTCTCGTATTCCTCGTCGCCCATCACGATCTTGCACACCTGCACCTCGTAGGGCGGTTCGACCAGAATGCCGTTCTCTTGGTACGGCTCGATGTAGTCGCCGCGCACGGTGTGAGCACCGACGAACGTCTCGACCTCGGTGCCGTCCGGCTGGCGGCTTTTCATCCGCTGCTCGGGCTTCTCGACGTCAGGCCACCGGTCGCACTGGTTCATCAGGTGGTGCAGCCGGTTGTACGCGGTGAGCTGATCGACGTTGAAGAACAGCGGGTTTCGCACCGTGAACACGTCGCCGTTGAGCGCGGTGATCTCGCCCGAGCGGGCGAAGCTGTCGTAGGTGTCGGCCTGTTCCTGGGCCTCGGCGGTGGCCTTGTCGGTATCGGTCATGGTTCGACTGTCCTTTCTGCTGTTGGGGTTTCGGCTGGCTCGGCTGTGAGGTGGTGGCCCCGGCGGGCGCCAGCCGAAAACGCCCGCCGGGGAGACTTGTTAGGACGCCGGCTGCGTGGCCGCGTTGGTCACCATCGACAGCGCGACGTCACCGTCCGCGTCGGTCACCTTGACCCGGAAGTACGACGTGCTCGACGCGGTCAGGCCGGACAGCGTCAGCGTCACGACGCCATCGGTGACGTCGGTGCTGCCGACCGTCGCCGCAGACGACGAGGACATGTCCGCGTTGGCCGACTTCTCGACGGTGTAGGTGTACGGCGACACACCGCCGAGCACCTCGGCGAACGTGATCGTGGCCGCGGTCGCGCCGGTCGGCGTCGCCACCGGTGCGGGCGGCACGAACGTCAGCCCGGGCACAACGCTTTCGTCCCAACCCTCACCGGACACCCACACACCACCGATCAGCGGTGCGCCGTCGCCGTCGACGAACCACGGGTCGAGAATCCGAGCGAACGTGAGCTGCGCCGACAGCGGGTCGGTCTTGGTGCCGGTCAGGTTGCCGATGCCGGTACGCACGCAGCGAGGCACCGGGAACGCGACGCGCTCGGGCTTGCCGCCGGCCTTGTCCTCGTGAATCAGGATCATCTGCCGTTCGACGAAGTCGATCTCGGCCGACTCACCCGAGAAATAGGTGCCCGAACCGAGGTCGAGGATGTTGTCGAGCGGCAGGTCGTTGATGAGCCGATGCAGCAGCGGCTTGTTCTCGTACCCGGTGAACACGATGCGCTTCGCGCGGCTCGTGAGGTCCACGCGCGCCGGGTCGATGGACTGCAGGATCTCCAGCTCATCGACGTTGATGTCGTGTTCCTGGGCGAACCCGTCGGGGTTCGCGGCGCCGAGCAGGTGGAACCCGAGGTTTGGTTGGTTGTTGTAAACCCACTGGCCCTTGGCGTTCTTCTTGACGGCGAGCAGGTCGTCGCGCCAGTTGCCGTCGAGGGCCATCGGCGCACCGAAATCGCCACTCGGGCTGATGTTGGTGGCCGATCCCTTGTAGTCGCGGACAAGCAGATTCCACTTGCCGCCGCGGCGAATCCGCAGGGTGTCAAAGATCCCGAGGCCGGACGCCTTGAAGCTGACACCGGTGTTCGGTTGTGCCATGAGTGTTGTTCCTTTCGCGGATACTGGACTGCCGGAAAGGATTCCGGCGGGAATGCGGCGCACGCGGCCGCGCGCCGCGGCCCTCGGCGACCGCGACGGGGAAATGTTCGGCTGACTATTTGCGGGTGTAGGACAGCCCGATTCCGTATCGGGCGATCTTGCAGAGCACCTGGTCGTCGTCGAACTTCGACCAGCGCGGCGACTCGACCACGGTCACGTAGTCGAAATTCACGATCCGGCCGCCGCTGATAACGATGTCGTCCTGGTGGTGCGCGAGATGCAGCATCCACGAGTGGGTTTCGTCGGCTGCGTCGCGGGCGGCCTCTTCGCCGGCCGACTTGTCGCATAGGGTGCGGATCGACACGAGCGGGTCGGCGAACCCGAGGTCGGGATTCTCGTCGCCGCCGATGTGGCGAACCAGGGTGAACGGCAGCGGGTCGCCGGGGCGCCGCGTGATCGCGGTGTCGCGCAGGTCGCCGAGGTAGGCGACGAGTGCCTCTTCGACGTCGTCGGGTGTCTCGATGTGCGCCGTCATCCATCCACCTCCACGCCGTCGACCGTGCCACCGTGCCGGTGCGCCACCTTGCCGAACGGCGCGAACTCCGGTGTGGGCGTGTTCGGCCCGAACTGCGCGTTGGACCCGGGTGCGTCCGGCCCGGTGCCGTCCTCGATGAAATGGAAGTACCAGAGCCGGGAACCGACCCACCAGTGCGGCAACCCGTTGCGCGGCTTGCGTTTCTCGACATGCACCGAGGCCGCAGCTCTACCCGTGCGCACCGGGGTCTCGGCGCGCACCTCGTCGCGGATCTGCTCGGCGGCCTCTTTCGTCTTGAGTTTCACCTCGGCATCGCGCCGGATCTTCTGCTCGATCTCGGCGAAGATGTCGCGGCTACTCGTCGTCATCGGCGCTGGCGGCGGCCTGCGGCTTGCGTCCGCGCGGCGCAGGGCCACCGATGCGTTCGACCGCGTCACCCAACCGCTTGGCGACGTCGTCGGCCAGGTCGACGGTCGCGCCGGCCACCTTGTGGTGGACGCCCTTGCCGTCGACGGTGTACGCGCACGGCGAAACAACCTTGTACTGGGCCATGATTGAAAGCTCCTAGCTCGTCTGTCGTTGCGACAGGATGGTCACTTTGAACGGCTGTCCGTCCATGTCGACGTGATGCTGCGGGCCAGCGATGATCTTGTGGGCGACGCCGTCGACACGGATCTCGCCGTTCTGCTTGGCCGCGAGCACCACGGCCTCGGGTGGCGCGGTCGTCTTCCACACCACGGTTGCGACGTTCACGTCGTACTCGGCGGTTTCGCGCGCCGACAGCGGCCGATGTCGACACCCGGCCACCTCGGTGAGGGTCTCGTCCTGCTCGTAGCCGCCGAGCGGCCTGCGGGTGCCGGTGTTCGAGTAGGCCACGAACGTGACCGTCTGCCCGCCGAACTCGCTCACGGCTGCCGCTCCAACCGGTAGGCGTCGAGGCCGTAGCTGGCGCAGATCGCCGCCACGACACCGCTCGACACGTCCCACCGGTAACGCACGTCGTCGACCTGCTTTTCGACCAGGGTCGGGTCATTGCGGCGGGTGCCGGCGAACGATCCGGCGAGCGCCTGCACGGCCCGGTCGAAATTCGGCACCGAGTCGAACCCGTGCGTCACCTTGACCGTGATCGAACCGTATGCGTCGGTCCACCAACTGCCGTCGCGTTTCCGCACCCGGCCATCGGCGGTCGTGCGCAGGGTGGACACGTCGACCGCGACGCCGTCCTCGTCGACCTCGGCGAGGTCGAGCAGCGCCAGGGTCGGGATGAACAGCACCGGCCCGCCGGGGCCGTCGAGCGTCAGCACCTCGTCGGTGTTGACGGGCGTGACGTGCCATCCGCACCACGCGCGCACGGCTGCGCGGGCCGCGTCGATGTCGGTCTGGTCAGCCATTCGCCTTGTTGGCCGGAGCGGCCTTGGCCTTGTTGGCCGGCGTCTTGGCCTTGGTGGCCGCTGTGGGCGCCTTGGCGGGCGCCTCGGCGGCGAGCAGACCACGCGCAGCAGCATCCTTGTCGGTGAGCTGCAGCGTCGTCTCGACGCCGTTGATAACCACGTTATAGAGCTTCACTGCGCCCCCTTCGAGCGATGTTGGCGGCAGTTGTTCGCCGTCTGGTGTGTGAAATCCGTTGATGGCCATGAGAGTTAATCCACCGGCGGTGGTGGCCCCGGCACCGAGGGCACCGAGGCCACCCCCGCGAGCGCGGACTAGCTGCCCGAGGACAGCGTGACCTTGACGAACGCGGTCGGCCGGGTGACGCCGAACGCGAGGCGTTCCTCGGCGAGGATGGCGATCAGGTTGCGGACGAAGAAATCCGCGTGACTGTCGGTCATCGTCACGGTGGTGTCCTCGCGGTCCCAGATCACGGCCTTGCCGAAATCGCCGAGCAGGCCGGTGCCCTTCGCCTGCGACTCGGACTCCACCACCGGCACGCCCCACAAGGTGCGCTGCCCGATGAACTGCGGCCCGCCGTAGTAGTAGCGGTTCTCGCCGTCCTTGAGCAGGTCGAGGGCCTCCGCGTCCTCGGGGTTGAGCACCCACGCAGTCGGATTCACCCGGCCCACAGTGCGGGCCTTGGTGATGGCCTTGCGGGTCGTGGTGAAGAAATCCGTAGACCAGGACTGCGTCTGCACGCCCGAGGTGTTGTTGATGCCGGTGAAGTTCTCGCCCGAACCGTTGCCGTTGAGGATCTGGTTTTCCTCGGCCTCGGCGACGTCCTTGCTCAACTCATCGTTGATGAGTCCCTCGAGCTGGGCGACGTCGGCCAGCGCGCGCCGGGTGACCGGCACCCACTCGGCGATGGTCTTGACGTTGGTCGTCACGACCTCGAACGCCCAAGCACCTTCGGGCTTGTAGCCGCCACCGGTGGCGAGCACCAGCTCGCCGCCATCCTCACCGGCCGGGGCGGTCGGCGCAGCCGCCGAGGTGGCCTCGGCCACGGGTGCGGCGTTGTTGGTGTGCGAGGTCTCGCGCACGAACTCGACCGCGTCCGAGGTGGTGCGGCGGTTCGCCACCAGGTTGCGGATGGTCAGCGGCTTGCGGCCGAGCATCTCCACGATGTCGGTGCGGTCGTTGACCACGAACGCGCCGGCGCTCGTCGAGCTGGCGCCGGTGAACAGCGACTTGACCTTGATCGGGTCGGACTGAATGCGCGCCTTCGACGGGATCTGCCCGCCGCTGAACGGCTTGAGCATCGCCTTGAACTCGGGCGACTCGACCACGGTCAGGCCGAGGCTCTTCACCCGCGCCTTGAGGTCGCCGCCGTCCTCGGCCACGCCGACCTCGTCGGAGAACGCCTTGGCCTGGGCGAGCACGGCCTCGTCGGCCTTGACGGCCTTGACCGACTCGAGGATCTCGGCGAGTTCTTTCATCGCGGCGTCGTAGATCGCCTTTTCGTCGTCGGTCATCTCACGACCGTTGTCGAGGGCGGCCTGCGCGGCGTCGCGGGCCTTCTTCGAGGTTGCGTCTGCCCGTTCCTTGAGGGCAGCCAAACGTGCGCTCATGTGTGAATCTCCTAGAGTGTGAGGGGTTTAGGCGAACTCGACGCTTAGCTGCGCCTCGATCGCGTTGAGCAGCGCCGAGGGGTCGACGGACGACTTACGGCTGGCCTCGCGAGGCTGTCCCGCCGAATCTCCCGGCGGCGCTTGGCGAGACGGGCCGTCATCGCTGGCCTTCACCTCGTCGGAATCCGTGCTGTCGAGGGTGGCGAGAACGCGTCCGATTGCCTCGTGCGCGTCGCGTAGCTCACTCTCGTTTTTGGCCGACAGCACGCGGCCGGCTTTTGCGTCGGCGATCAGCCGCTCGGCGAGCGCCGGAACCTGCTTGACAGCGAGGATTTCGGTTTCCTGATTCGCGCCAATCGTGACGACGGAAACCTCGTAGATCTTGAGCTGGCGCAGCTCGTAGAAATACTCGGTCTCGGGCTGTTCTGCGTCGCTGTCGGCCTTGGGGCGGCTCGCGGGGCCGCCCTCGATCACGTCGTAGGCGAACGACATCTGATTGATGCGCCGACCCTTGAGCAGCCGGTAAACCTGCTTGGCCTTGGGGTTTTCGAGATCCAACTGCACCGTGACCAGCAGGCCGTGGTCATCCTCTTTGGCGTCGACGACGTGGCCGATGTTGTAGTCGGGGTCGGCCATGTTGTGCCCGAACAGCACCGGGATCGGATTGCCGGACTTCTCCCACCGGGCGAGGTCGTCGGCGAACGCACCCTTGACCACGACATCGCCGTAGCTGTCGATGTTGCCGAACACGCTTGCGTACGCGGTGAACTGCCCCTCGGCCAGGCCGTCGTCAGGGCCGACCTTGAGCTTGGTTATGGCGTTCTTCGTGAGCACTTTCAATCCTCCTGCTCGCCGTCGTCGTCGGCTGGCTCGTCGGGATCGTCGTCCTGGCCGCCGATGGTCGCCGGCCCACGCTCGGCCGGGATCGGGTTCTGGTCGCCGTTCTGCGTGACGTTCAACGGCCGAATCAGCTCGTCGCCGCCCTCGATGGGCGGCCGATTGTCCAGTGCGCGGCCCTCGTTGACCGTCATCCACGGCCCGCCAATCGCGGTTTGCATCGACCCGGCGCGTTCCTCGAACGAACCGGTCAGCTTCTCGCGCAGGTTGAACTCGGCGTAGAACCGATGCGGATTGACCGGCTCGAACTCGGGCACGAGTTGCAGATTGATCTCGTCTTGAATCATCGACAGCCACGGCCCGAGGCAGTCCTGATACAGCATCTTGTGCTGCTCGGTGATGTTGGAGAACGTTGCCTTGTCGAGCAACCCGATCATCGTCGGCGGGATGAAGTACGACCGCGTGACCTCTTCATCGGTCAGCTTGCGGCCCTCGATGTACTGCAACTCGCGAGCCGTCTGCGCGGCCGCCTTGAACGTCATGCCATCCTCGAGGATCGGCGTGCCACCCGCGCCGGGTCCGTTGCCGGTGTACTGCGCCCGCCATCCCTCGCGGAACCGCTCACGCGCCTGTTTCGACCACGCGGGCGCCGCGAGCGGCCGTTCGAGGTAGCCCGACACGCGAGCGCCGTTGCGCATAATCTGCTCACGCATCTCGCCGGCGGTCCACTCTTCGCGCAGCGTTTGGCGCAGCGATTCCAGCGGCGAGACGCCGGCGTCGTTCTGGCCGCCGTAGCCGCGCAGATACAGCACTTGATTCGCGGGAATCCGGCGGGTGCCCTTGGTGCCTCTGAACTCGAACTCGTCTGGCGTGAGCCAGTTGTCGCCTTTCGGCGTCACCATCGGCACCGGCAAGTGGACCAACTGCCGGCCACCGCCGGGTGTGCGGATCTTCCACCAGTAGGCGACGTCGTAGATCGCGAAATCGTGAACCAACGTGTTCAGGAACCGATACCGCGTCGTCCACGGATTCGGCTGCTGCAGCAGCAGCGCGAGCGGGTGGTCGGTCAACCGCTTGCGGTCGGCATCGTCCTTGCGCTCGAACAGGTGCAGGCCGAGTTGCGCGATGTTGCGCGCCAGGAACGACACCGCGCGCCGCACCGCGGGCTGACGGCGCCAAATCTCGTAATACTCCATCGACACCCACGGCGACAGCGCGATGCGTTGCGGCGCTGGAATGTTGGGGCGCGACAACCCGCGAACGGTTCCCGACGAGGCGACAAAAGCCACTTACCGACACCGCCTCTCAGGGAATCTGCATGTAGTCCACATTTGCTTTGTCGATCACGATTTCGCCGTCCGCGGTTGCCGGTTCGACGCCCGGTTCGTGAACGGTGCAGCCTTTCAAGATGAGTCGGCCGCCGACATCGGCGACCAGAACGCCCGAGATCGCGTTGCCCGAGAACAGCGACACGAGAACCTGCCGGTTCAACGCGGGGTTGCGTCGTCTAAACAAAGAACAGCTCCGAATCCTCGTACTTGGATCGCGCCGGCCGACCGTGCTCGAGCAGGCCGTGCAGCGCGAGGGTCACGGCCACCAACTGCGTGATGTCGCTGTTTTTGTCGCGGCGATCCCACGCCCACGAGTCGGCGAGGTCGCGCGGCTTGCCCGCGGTCACCGAGGTTGCGAGCAGTTGGCCGCCCTGGTGGCGCAACTTGCCGTCGCGCACGAACGCATAGAAGTTGTTGCACGCCTTTGCCATGTCCGACGCCGATGTGGTCACGACCTCGACACCTTTTTCTTCGATGGCGGTCTGCTGCGACGCCGCCGACGAGTACCCGTCGATGACCGTGGCGCACGGTTTCCACGCCTCGGCGAGTTCCTTGGTGCGCTCGGGAATCCACCCGGTACCGGGCAGCGTGTGCAACTCGGGCCGGTCGCGCACCGCGGGGACGATGCCAACGTGAATCAGCCCGTCCTCGCGATACCCGGCGACACCGATGGCCGCCGCGGTCTGCATCTTGTTGACGTACACACCGAACGCGACCGGGTCGGTGGGCGCCGACTCGGCGTCGGCGAGGGCGTCCCACATATCGCGCGTGATGAGCGGCCCGTCCTCGACGGCCGGTTGGTCGTGCCAGCCGAGGCGTTCGCGGCCGAACTCGGCCGGCGACATCGAGGCGCGCTCATCTTCGAGGTACTGCCACGTGATGCGGCGACCGGCGGCCGGGTTCGCCATCTGGATGTACTCGCGCTTGTCCATCGCGCACCCGGGATAGCCGACGTAGTGCGGGCAATCGTCGTCCTCGCACGCGCCCTCGGGCGCGCAGAACTCTAGGTAGCCGAGACGCTTGCGCTGCGCCGGATCGGTCGAGCGGCCACGGGCCACGATGCGGCGCAACACGTCCGACTCGGGCCGGCACGCCGACGACCCGTAGACGATCTGCGCCTCGGGCCTGGTCGACAGCGTCGGCATGAGCGAGCCGATGTGGTCGTCCTTGAGCGCGAACGCCTCATCGAGGATGACCTTGTCGCCGGTCAATCCTCGGCCGCCGCTGGTGGTGCGCGCCTTGAACTTGATGCGCTGCCCGTTCGGGCACGCCTGGGACGGCGCGAACTCGATCATCTCTTTGCCGTTGCCGCGGTGGATGCCGTTCGTCGGGCCATCCGCGAGCCGCGCCGCGAGTGGCGGGCAGTTCTCGATCAGGTTGACCAGGTCGCGGAACGCCTCGCGCGTGGTGTCCATCTCGTGCGCCGACCACGTGATCGTCTCGACCTCGACGACGTAGATCCAACCGAGCGCGGCCATCTTGAGCGCGCCCGTCTTCAAGTTCTGGCGAGCGCAGATGGCGCAGAACTCGAACATCGCCGGGTGGAAACCATCGGGGCCGAGGGCGAACAGCGCGTCGAGGGCGAGCCGCTGCTCGGGATCGGGCACATACCCGGCCATCTCGCACAGGTCGGCCACCTCGGGGCCGAGCGTCTCGGTCCACGCCGGGAAATTCGCGTAGGCCGGTTTGACCATCGTGGGCGCGGTCATCACGCGCCCCTACGCCGTTTCGCGTCGCGGCGGGCCTTGAGTTCGTCGACCGGGTCGGCGGCGACCGGCGCGGTGCCGGCGAGTGCCTCGGCGAGCACGGCCTGCAGCTGCTTGGACAGCGCCGCGACGCCGGTGTTCATCCCGGGCGCGTAGACGATCCGGCGCGCGAGCTCGAGCGCGTGCTGTCCGGCGATGGTGTTCAACCGGTCGGCCTGTTCGAGGGCGGCCTGCACCGTTTCGATCAGCCCGCCGCCGCTCGGCGCGGCCGGCGCAGCCGGCGCCGGTGCTGTCTGCTGCTGTTTCTGCTTCGCGATGCCGCCGCGCTGCGCACGCTTGCGGCACGTCTCGCCGCAGTATTTCGCCTGCGGGCGTTGCGCCTCGAACGGCTGCCCGCATACCGCGCATTCACGCCGCATCGGGCCTCCAAAGTTTGCTGGAATGACGTGCATGTTTGCTGATGGCTGTTGTCGGCTGTCCCGGGACCAACCGCGTCCCGGGAGAGATTCCTGACCCAAGGCGGCGGGGTCAGTGGTGGCGGCCCCTGGCGATTCGGACCCCCCTCCCCCCTGGCCTGCAACGTCGTGCAGGCCGCTGACCTGCGGAAATGGCGCGTCAGCTAACTTTCGCGGGCGGCGGGCGGTGGGTTGCCGCAGGTGGCGTGGGTGTTTGCTGGCTCGGGCCGGGTGTTTGCTGGCGGGTTACCAGCGTCGGGTGCGGTCGGTCTGCGGTTGCGCGGCCTCGGCTGCGGCGCGGCGGTTGGCTGCTGCTTTGCGTCCGGCTGCGGCGCGGTTGCATCGGCGTGCGTGTTCGGGGCCGCGGTATCGGCTGCGGTCGTCGTCGTCGTGTCCGAGATCCCATGCCTCGGTGGGGGAGATGGGTTGGCCGCAGCGCCAGCAGGTTGCGCGTCCGCTCGCTACGAGTGGTCGGTATTGCTCGCGCAGGCGTTGGTGTGCGGCGCCGTAGCCGCGGGCCGACGTTTTGGCCTTACGGCGTGGCCCCGTACTCAACGTTGAGTGTCCATCCGTTGGTGTCGGTGGTGGCGGTGATGGTGGCGTCTCGGCCGGCGGCGGCGGCGCGGGCGAACGTGGTGAGGATCTGTACCCACGGTTCGGGGTTGCCGCTGGTGGCTCGCAGTTCGAGGTCGGCGATGGCGGGTGGTTTGGTTGCCCATTGGCCGGGGTTGCCGTCCATGATGGTGTTGCCGTCGATGGTGACGCGAATGTGGCTCACTGCGTGAACGCCTTTCGGAGTAGGGCGGCGTCGACGATCACCTCGTCGGACTTGCCGATGGTGAGGGTGAGCAGTGGGGTGCTGCGTTGATGGTCGGCGCGGTCGTAGACGGTGATGACGCGTGTGCCGTCGGGTGCGTCGGCGGCGGCCTGGCGTAGTTCGTTGGCCTCGGTCTTGGTGAGGATCTCGTGGTCGGCCTCGATGACGCCGCGCACGATGGCCTCGGCGAAGAGCTGCGCGGAGGAACCGACTAACTCGCGCGCCTGCTCTTCGCTCATTCCGGTGGTTCGGAACCCGGGCAGTGGGATTGCTCGGGGTTGGGTGTTTTCGTCGCCGGGGTGGATCAGCCCGGTGGCGAGTGCTTGGGCGACCTGTTGGATGGCGGTGTGGCTCATGGTGCCTCGCTGCTGTAGGTCGTCGGTCCTGTTGGTGTGCAGTTGCCGCAACCGCACCAGGTCGGGCCGCACAGTGGCGGTGTGATGGTGCCTGCGCCGTGTTGCAGGTTGGGTCGCCAGCTTTGTGGGTCGATGGCGGCCGAGGCGCGGCATCCGATGCTGCAGTCGGCGTAGCGGATTTTGTTGCAGTGGGCGCAGACGCGGAGGTGTTTGACCGGCATCGGTTCCTCGTGCTGTTCGGCTGTTGGGTATGAGAAACGCCCCGGGTGAGGGGTGGGTGGCCTCGGGGCGTTTCTGCGGCGGTGCGAATCGGGAGGACGTACGTCGCCGCTTAGCGGCAGCGTATCACCGGTGGGGTGGCTAATTCACGAACGCCGTTGTCGCTGAGCGCATTTCAAATGCGCTTGCAGAATATCCCCTAGTCGATAGAACTTCGTGCCGGTCTCGGGATCGGTGCCGACTGGCCGCAGATGACCGCGGCGATTGAGCGAGTGAACGCGCTGTGTGGTGAGTCGGCGGCCGAGGTCGCCGAGCTTGCGCGCGATCTTCTCGGCCTGGCCGGCGGTGACGATCTGCCGGTTGGCCTGTTCGAGTCGGGCACGGTCGATGACGATCTCGTCCTCGGGCGGTAGGTCGATCTGGCGGCGGCACTTGTCGATCCGGTGCGCGATGTCGGTGTAGGCCGTTTCCGATCCCTCGACGAGCGCGAGGGTGACGACGTTGCGGTGCAGCCATCGCGCCAGCGATGCGAGGTCATCGGTGCCGTTGTAGTCGACCTGTCGGGCGTCGCACACGAACCGCACCCATCCGGCGAGGCAGCGGTGCAGCTCTTCGGCGGCCTCGGACGCGCCGAGGTGAAACGGCACGCACGGCTCGGGTCGCTGGCGTCGCGGCTTGCCGAGGTTGGGCTTTTGGATGCGTGCCTGGCGGGCGATGGTGACGGCGAGATCCTCGGCGAGTTCGGGCACGTACCAGAGCTTTTCTCGTAGCCTGGCCTGCTCGGCGCGGGATAGGTGAAAGTTCATGCTCACCGGTGCTCACCGCTTTCGAGTTCGGGTAGCGCGATCTCGCCGTCGATGGTGGGTTGCCAGGGTCGTTCGGCGCCGAGGAACACGACGCCCTGTGGCGGGTCGTAGTCGCGGTAGCTGTCCTGCGGGCGGTGCCACAAGTCGCGGCCGAACGGGCCGCCGGCGTAGCACGGGTCGCGCCGCATGTCGGTGAACTCGACGCTGCGAACGCCGTAGTTGCCCAATGGGTCGTCCTCTTGGCTCATCACGACGGGCGTGTCTGCGGGCACCTTGAGCAGTTGGGCGATGAGTTGGCCGGCGGTGAGTGTCCGGCTCGACTTGTCGGCGTTCACCGGTGGTTCTCCTGTCGCTCGGGTCGGTCTGGGCAGTTGTGGTGCCCGTAGCTGTTCGTCGGTGCGCCGCAGCGGTTGCAGTGCCAGCCGAGGCAGCGCGGCGGGTCGTACGGCACCCACGCGGTGCCGTCGTGGCGCATCTCTTGGCGGCACGTCGCGTGATCGGCGTTCGGGAACCGTGCGGCCATCTCGTCGTTCCAACCGACGGTGAGCAGTTCGCCGAGTTGGTAGCGGTCGAGGCTCATGCGAAACCGCCTGTTCCCGCGGCCGTGCTCGCCGCTGGCGTGTTTTCCGGCGATCCGAGGGTCACTGGTGCCGAGACGCCGTTTCGGGCGGTTCTGGCGCGAATCTGCGCCTCGGCCTTGGCGGCGAAATACTCGCGGATCGCGGCGATGGCCGACCCGCGGTCGACGCACGTCTGCAACCGCTGCTTGGCAACCTCGAGCCGGTCGGTCGGCTCGACCGGGCCGAGGGTGACCGCCGCGGCGATGGCGGCGGTTTCCTCGGGCGCGGCCTTGAGGTCGAGGCGTTCCCGGCGTGCCTCACGCTCAGCGGCCGACTCGCGGTCGACCCGAACCCGTTTGGCGGTGCGTGCGTGATGGATCAAGTCGCCGATGCCGATGGCGTGATCGGCCGGACTGTCGTAGAACGCCTGCAGCCCGTCGAGCAGATCCGACTCGGTGAAGTTGTGCCGCTCGACTTGCTCGGACCAGGCCGCGATGCGCGCCGCGTCGGCCTGCGTCACGCGGTCGTCGAGGATCGCGGCGAGCTTGAGCACCTGGCCGATGGCCCGCACGGTGTCGGGCGATGCGTTGATCGTGATGCCGTCGACGATGAGCGTCATGACTGTTGGGCCTCCAGTTGCGCGGCGAGTTGTTCGGCGACCTCGTGTGTGGCAACGGCCTTGAGCGTCGGCCGTCCCACGCCCCGGCGGCTACGCGCTGCCGCGGCCTTGGTGACGTATTTCGGGATCTGGCTCGGTGCGAACGAATCCGACTCGCCCCAGAGCTGGATGCCTGCGGCGATGGCCTCGGGTGTCTGTCCGGCGCGCAGGCACCGGTCGAGGTGGGTCGAGATCTCGCCGAGGGTTTTCGCGTCGATGGGGGTGTCGAGGCTGTCGCTGTAACTGCGGGCGATCTGCTTGGCTAGCGGCGAGCTTTCGGTGGGGATGGCGGCGAATCGGGCACGGGCCACCTCGGCACCCGTTCGCCGGGTGGCCGGCAGTGGGGGTGCCGGTTCGTCGTGGGGGGTTTGGGGGGTTTCCCCTGTTCCCCTGTTCCCCTGTTCCCCTGTTCCAGTCGATGGGGTCTCGCGAGGGTCTCGCGACATACTCGCGAGGGTCTCGCGAGTGTCCATGTATTCGCAGGTAGACGGGTCGGGCAGCGGATAGCGAGGTTTGTTCGGCCGGTCGATGCGCTGATGCTTCTCCCAGTTGTTGACGTACAGAAATTGTCTGCCGTCGAGGGTGTATCGAACGATGCGACCGGCTGCGGAAAGCTGCTGCAACCCTCGCGACACTCTCGCGAGGGTCTCGCGAGGGTCTCGTGCTAGGTCGTCGGCGAACAGGTCCGCAGCGATGAGCGGCACCCGGTCGAGGCCGACGCCGTTGTCATCGACGTAGCTCCACAAGCCGATGAACAGCAGCCGCGTTCCCCATTCCTCGATTGCGCTGATGTCTTCCGAGCGCCAGAACTCGGGCTTGATGGATCGGATTCGCACGGTCAACCCTCCACAGCGTCGTTGGTTGGGCAGTCGGGGTGGTGGCCTTGTGTTTTCGGGTGCCAGCCGCAGTCGGGACACCGCTGCATCGCGATCAGCTCGCGGCGGCTGAACAGCAGTCGGATTCGCGGGTCGGACATCAGAACGCCCTCGCCAACTTCATGTTTCGTCGTCCTCCTCTTCGTCGGGTTCATAGCCAGGGCAGTCGCACGGCTCGCCGAACAGATCGCTCGCCAGGCAGTTGCCGTGCTCGTCGTGCTCGGTGCGGTAGTGCGTGCAGATGCAGATGCCGGTCACCGCGGTGACCTCCACGCGCTGCGCCGGTAGCGGCGACGCCGGCGAAACCACAACATCGACTCGGCAGTCATGCGGGCTCACCCCTGACGTCGAACAGTGAGCGTTGGTCGGTGATCGGCCGGTTCGACCAGATCACCTCGGTGCGGCCCTGATTGGCCCCGTTGCCCTGCCCAGTCATGTGCGGGATTTCGATGCGGTCCCAGCCGCGGAGCGCGTCGTCGTACAACTGGGACGGATAGCCCGACAGCACCACCGACGCCTGGCAGCCCATCAGCGCCCAGAGCAGCTCGACGTGATCGGCGCGGTCGGGCATGTCGACCCGGTAGCCGTTGCCGCCGCCCGACGTGCTGCGCGTGCTGGCGAGATACGGCGGATCGACATACAGGCAGCACTTCGGGTGCGCGCCGTACTTCTCGATAATCTCCAGTGCCGGCCGCGACTCGAGGCTGACGTGGTGCAGCCGTTCCGCCGCCGCGGCCATCCGGTCGACGTACGCCGATAAATAACCCGGCATGCCGGTGGAATTGCGGCTGGGATTGACGTAGTACCGCCAGCCTGTTTGCCGCAGCAGCGTGCCGCCGCGCCCCTGAGCGATCTGCGCCCAGATCAGTCGGGCCCGCTCGACGTCGTCGTTGATGCTCTCCAGATCGGCATCGCGCGCGGCGGTGTACTCGGCGCGGGAGTGCGGAGTGAGCGCGCACGCGCGGGCGAGCTGCTCTGGTTTGTCGCGGAGTACTCGCCAGAACGTCATCAGCCAGCCGTCGAGGTCGTTGACGGTCTCCATCCGGCTCGGCTTCTTGGCCAGCAGAACAGAGAGACCTCCGGCGAATGGCTCGATGTAGTGCTCGTGGGGCGGGAGCATCTCGGCAATTTTCGGAGCCAGACGAGTCTTGCCGCCGTAGTAGGCAAACGGTGGCGCGGTCATGACAGGGCCCCGAACAGTTCGAGCTGACCGGCAGACTCGGTGTCGGCCAGGCCGAGCACGATGAGCATCGCGTCGTCGACGTTGTTCCGGTCAGCCTTGCGGGCCTCCATCAGCACGGCCCGCAGATCCACCGGTAGGTCCCGCGCGAACCGCTTCAGCTGCCCCCATGTGACCGTCACTCGCGTGAGGCCCGGGGCCTCACCGCCCGCGATCCCTGACCGGGTGACCTGGTACGAGTTCAGCCACCCGGGCACGCGGTCACGCCCGGGCGGCCAGCATCCGCCGGCGTGGCTCTGCCTGAGGCTGGGGATCCCGTAGTCGGGGTCGATCAGGGCGATCGGCATGACGTGCCGGGCGGCGACGTACAGCAGCCACCGCTGATTCTCGGTCAGCGTCGGGCTGGCCATCACACACCCTCACGTTCGATCTTGGCCAAAACCGAATTCGTCAACGTCTGCAGGGTTTCCGCGACCCATGCCAGTGGCTGATCGGTGCGGAACCGAACCTTGCCGTCTGGATAGACGAGGATCGCGAGCACAGTTTCATCGGTGTCGACGATCTCGACCTGGCGGTCGTCGAGGGAACCGGCGCGGCGGCGGGCGCGTGGGCGGCCGGTCGCCGCGCTGGTGATTTCGGGCGCCTCGCCGAGGGGTTCGAGGCCGTCCTCAGATGCGTTGATCGTGTTCATTGGTCACGCTCCACTGATCTGCCATTCAACGGGTTTCCGGCGGTCGAGTTCGCCCGCCCACGTCTTGGCCGAGTCAATCGACCCGAACCACTTGCCGGACTGCGGGATCTGCAGCAGGTCCATGCCGTCATGCCCGACGCCCTGCAGCAGCCACTCGGGGCCGACGCGCTGCACGCTGTAGACACCGAGCAGTCCGACCGCGGTTTGTGCGCCGGCGACGTGGTCGTGGTTTCTCCACTGCAGCATCACGCCACCGCCTTGAGTGCCTTGATGCGGTCGTAGCGGAAACCTCCCCAGTGCTGCTCGCCCTCGTCGGTGGACACGCACACGACCGGCGCGGTGCTGTAGCCGAGTTCCTCGATGGCCGCGCGGATGCCGGGGTCGCTGTCGATGGGAACCTCGGTGTAGGCGATGCCGAGCTTTTCGAGGTGCTTTTTCGTCAGCGTGCAGCCCTGGCAGTCATCCTTGGTGTAAACGGTCACAACGGGTTTCACTCGGTTACCTCCGTTCGGTGTCCGTGCCGGCTGCCCGAGATGAGCGCCAGCAGATCGTCAACGGTCATGGCGACCCATTGCCGGCCCGGGGCGGCGACGCCGTGCCGTTTGTGGATGACGACGCCGACGAGGGCGTCGTCGTTGTTGGCCTCGGTGTGTGCCTCGTTGGTCCACTCGGGCAGCGCGAGCCGCGCGGTGTCCTTGCACTCGACGACGACGCGCTGCCCGTGGACACGAACGCCGAGGATGTCGCCCTTATCGCGGGCACCGGTTTTCGCGCGCTTGTCGATGCGGTCGTCTTCGAGTGCGGCAGCGAGGTAGTCGGCGATGCTGCGCTCGAATCGCGCACCGGCAGCCTTGGCGCTGCGACGCGTGCGCGTGCGGGTCACAGCAGATCGCCTTTCGCCGTGCGGGTTTCGATGCGCGGCCGGGTATCGAGGTGGTGCCGGCAGTCTGGGCAGCACTTGCGCCCGGGCGGCAGGCTGATGCACCGGTCGAACGAGCCGCCGCACTCGCGGCAGTCGAGCGGGTTGTCGCGCCGCACGACCCGGCCCTCGTCGTCAACGACCTCGACAGCTTCGGCGTCGATGCCGGGGTGCCACGGCGAGTTAGCGAGCAGCGCGTGAATCTGCGCCCGCTGCACCTTGGCCTGCACGAACGGGAACTTGAACGACTCCGGTTTCGACTCAGCCAGTTCGGCGAGTAGCGCGTCGGCAGCGGCGTAGTGGTAGCTCGGCGAGCGGGTCATGCGGCCGGCCCGTCGAACACCTCGATCACGCGCGCCGCCTCGGCGAACGTGATGTCCTCGACCCGAGTGGCCTGCACGCCGGCCACGTCGGCGAGGTACCGGAACCAATCTTCGTCGCTGTACTTCTCGGCCTTCTGGATCTCGGCCAGGCGCGCGAGTTGTTCCTTGCTCGCCATCTGCACCTCGGTGGCGTCGGTCGCCGCGGCGTCGGATACCACGACCTGCTCACGCTCGGCTGGCGCGTCGGCGACCTCGTCGACCGGGTCGCCGATCACCTCGCCCTCGATGTGGGTCGGGTGGTCGATGGCGTCCGCGTCGAGATCCACCCGCACGGTGCCGTCGTTGTCCAAGGCGCGCTGAATCTCGGTCGACTTCGGCATCAGCTGCATGAGGCGCAGCAGCATCGTTTTCTGCGCCATCGACTCGAAATGGTCGACCCACGGGCCGACGACTTTGCCGTTCTTTCGGGCCATCGCGAACCGGTCGCGGTGCGCCTGCATGTCGGCGACGGTCATCGGGTCGGTGATCGAGTAGCCGCCGTTCGCCAACCGGCCCACGGCGTAGAACAAACGTGCCTCGCCGCGCGGCCCGTCGAGGCACGGCTTGTGAATCCACTTGTCCTCGGCCGCACCGTATTCGACGTCGAACACATCGTTGCTGTAGACGATGCGCGAGTGCAGCGACGCGATGCGATCCGAGCGGTGGCCGAGTTCGACGTAGCCCTTGTAGCCGATGATGAGTTGCGCCTTGTTCGCACCGGCCTTGGCGTCCCAGAACGGCAGAATCCACGCCTGGCCGAGCGCGCCGACACCCGGCCGCAGGCCGAGTTGCGCGCAGGTCATCGCCGCGCCGAGCACCGACCGCGGTTCGCACTGCGCGAGTTTCGGCGTCTGCGACATGCACGTCATCACGTCGCGAATCAACTGCACGGCCTCGCCGCCCTTGGGCATTGCGCGCTGGAACTGCGATTCCATCTGCACCAACTTCGCGCGCAGGTCGTTGCTGTTCGCCTGCTGCTGCTCGACTGACTGGCGGGCGCGACGCGCCAAATCACGTGCCATTGCTGCTATTTGCCTTTCGGAATGTAGATGGAAGTGGATTGGTACTGGCGGTAAAGGTCGGGGTCGTCGGCCTTGAGCCGGTTGCGGTCGATCACCTCGACCTTGTGCAGCCACGGGCCGTCGTCCTGCTCTTCGCGGAACGCCTTTTCGCGGAACTGTCCACGCTTGAGCGCCACGAGCTTTCGGCCCTCGGCGTCGGCCAGCGCATCGGCACCGCGCAGCATGTCGGTCAGCACGTTGACCGCCCGCGCCTTGTCGGCCTTGGCTGCTTTCTCGGCGTCGAGCGCGGCCCGATAGTCGGCGACCGCGGCCTCGACCTCGGCCACCTGGTCGCCGTCGACGACGTCAACCGCCTCGTGGCGTCGCGGCCACCGCGCGGCGATGGCCTCGGCGGTCGCGTCCGACCCGTCAATCGGCGGCGCGACATCGGGAACGATGTACGTCTCCCACAGATGCCGCTCGGCCTCGTTGATGGTGTCGATCAGCTCGTCGTCGCGCGGAATGTATTCCCACCGCAGGCGATTCCCACCGACGAGGCCGGCGACGTATGCGCCGTCTGCGCCGGTGACCGCCATGCCGTGCTGTACCTGCAACTCGGCGTGATCGGGCACCTGGTCGTCCCAATCGTGCGCGAGCCACGCGCTGGCGTTTTTGATCTCGACGACCGCGTTCTGCGACAGGATCAGACCATCGGGGTTGTAGAGCTGCCAGGGTCGCACGAGCGACCGCAGCGTCGGGCACTCCACGATCTCGACGCCGAGGCGACGCGCAAGCTCGGCGCGGATGACCGGCTCGAGCAGGGTGCCCCACATCATCGCCTCGGTTTCATCGACCGGGCGCGACCGGCCGGTCTTGTCGGCCCACACCGAGAACGGCGACCCGTACTTGCCCATGCCGAGCACGGCCGAGCAGTCGGATGAGCCGATGCCGCGCCGACGCAGTTCGAGCCATTCCTCGCGCGTGTTGTACTCACCAGCGAGTTCGGCGTGCGCGGTCCAGAACGGTTCGCTGCTCATCGGGCACCGCCGATCTCGTCGCGCGCGTCGTCGCGGTCACCGATCACACCGAGGCCGTGCCGGTGCGCGCCAACTGCGGCGGCACGCTCGGTTTCGCTCATGGTGTGCGTGGCGCGGCGCCACTCGTCGGTCTCCCACTCGTAAGCCACGTCTGTCTCTCTTTCGATCCACCATTCATCTGTCGACCAGTCGTCGGGGTCGGGCTGCTGACGGAATCCCCATGCCAACGTCGCTGCAGCCGAGGCGATCCCGGCCACAACGAACAGTTCGCGCCACAGCAGCACGAACGCGGCCCACGCGATGACGCCGAACACCCACGCGGCCACAAGCAGCGCGCGGGTCACGACGCCACCGCCTGGCGCGCTGAGAGATCGAGCGCCACGCATTGCCGCGAGCAGAACCGCTGCTCGGGGCGCCCCGGCATGAACTGCTCACCGCAGTACCCGCAGGCGCGGAATGCCCTGCCACGCTTCAATGCCAGGCGTTGATTCGGGGTCAAACCGCCCCAGATGCCGAACGCTTCATCGTTGGCGAGCGCGACCTCTAGGCACTTGGCCCGCACATCGCACCGCGCGCAGATGGTGCGCGCCGGTTCAACCGATTCGCCTTTCTCGGGATAGAACACCTCGGGGTCGGTCTGCGTGCAGGCCGCGCCGAGGGTCCAGTCATCCGGCTCGTACGATTCCCACGATTCGACGAGGCCGAGGCCGTACGCGCTCACGACGCCATTCCCATCACGAGATGCCTTGGCGCGGTGATTGCCTCGACGCGGCGGCGCAGCGTGTCGATGCCCTCGTCGGGGTTGAAGAACGCGGCGAGCGCCATCGTGACCTGCGCGGCCTTCGCCGGGTGCCACTGCGCGAGGTTGACCAACTCGGCGTACAGCCGCCGCGGGTCGTCCTCGCGGATCTTCTCGGCAATACCGAGGGCGATGTTCGCGACGCGGTCGAGGTTCGCCTCGGGTGTCATGTCGACCTGGCGGGTGCTCACCGGGCCTCACCACCGTTCGGCACCGCCGCGCGGGTCCAGTCCTCGCGGAACAACCGCCACCGGATCGCGTAGACGCTCGGCCGCCCCTCAGCGACGCGGTGGCGGCCCTTGTAGCGGCGCATCATCCGACCACCGCCTCGGCCTGGCGGGAATCATGCGGGCACCACACCGGGCGCACCCGCGGCGCGGGCAACTCCTCGCGCAACTCCTCCATCAGGTCGCACGCCTCATCAACCAGGCGCGGTTCACCGGTCAGCAGCAGCGCGATCGCGCGCGTCACGCGGGTGTCGTTCACGCCGCCACCGCCGATCCCGAGTTCCATGGGCAGTAGGCCGCGGTCGCCGCGCCCACGATGTACGCCGAATCACCGATCGGCAGGCCCGATTCGCGGGTGATCAACGCCGCTACCCGCGACCAATGCGCACCCGAATCCAGCAGCGTGCACACGTAGTGCCCGGCCTGGATCGCGTAATCATCAGTCGGATAACTGATCCCACGCTCATCGAGTGTCATCAGATAGGCGGTGTCGGTGACCGGATCAGCCTCAGCGCGGGCCGCGTACCCGACCCCGGTACCGGCGAGCACCGCTACCGCGGCCGTGGCGGCCACGATCCGGCGCGCCGTGCGCTTGTGCACTGTCGCATGCCTCATCACGCGCTCACTTCCTGGTCGATGATTTCGCCGTACCGGTCAACCTCGATGCACGGCACCACCACGCGCCGCGCCTTGGCCTTGTGGTCCAGCGGCACAAGCTCATCCAGCCGCACCCCCACCTGAAGGAACCGGGCCTCGTCAGCGGGCAGACCGAGGTAGGTCAGAGACCGCATGGGGTGAGCGCAGAAGTGCAGACCTTTGCCGCAGTCGCGCCAGTCCGGGTTCCAATCGGGGGCCTCGGGGGTCGAGCCTGGTGAGTAGTCCACGCCGCGGTCGGTGGTCCACTGCTGATTGACGGCTTTGTACAGGTAGGCGATACCGTCGCAGACCCGCACACCGTGGTAGTCACACCATGTGGCCGGGTCGGTGAGGTCAACGGCGGTCATGTCGATGACCGCACCCTTGGCATCCAGGGTGACACGTTGCGAATGCAGATGGACCGCAACATATTTGCCCGCCACGACGCGTGCAGAGCCCGACGCCACGACGCGTGCAGAGCCCGACGCCACGACGTGTGCAGAGCCCGACGCCTCGACGTGTGCAGAGCCCGACGCCTCGACGTGTGCAGAGCCCCACGCCTCGACGTGTGCAGAGCCCCACGCCACGACGCGTGCAGAGCCCGAATCGGCGAGACGCAGCCACACGCCGGGATCGGACTCGATGTAGATCACATCGGCTCGGTCCGCGAGAGCCTGATCCAATTCGGCCCGAGTGCGGACGGTGACGCTCACGCGGCCACCGCCTCGGCTTCGGTGCGCCACGCGGCGAGCTGCTCGGCGGCGCGGTCGGCCGGCCAATCGCCGAGGTGGATGTCGGCGTCGGCGTCGACGAGACCGCGGCCGTCACGCTCAAACCCAGCGAGAACGTCGTGCGCCGCGGTGGGCGTGACGAGCGCTTCGATGGCCTCGACCAGGGCGCGCATGTAGAGGATGTCGCCCCATGCCTGCACGTCGTCGTCGGTCATGACGTAGGGCCATGCGGGGAACTCGGGTAGCGCGTCCCACTGTTTGTGGTGGGCGGCGATACGATCGGGGGAGCTCACAACGGACCTTCTTCCTTTTGTGGGTGAAGGCCCCGGCCGTGGTAGCGGCGCGGGGCCGCTTACTTATGGGGTGTCGGTGGCTTCGATCGCCGCGAACTGGGCGGCGCGGTCCCGCAGTTCGTCCGCGAGGTTCAGCAGTTCGGTGGTCCACACGACCGTCGTGGCGGCGTTCGCGGCGTGGTCGACGGCGATAGCGGCGCGGATCAGCAGCTCGGAGTCCGAGAGGTCGGTGCGCTGCTCGTCGTATGCGCGTGCGGCCGCATTGAGGATGTCCGCGGCGCCGCGGAGAACCTCGGCGATCATCGGACTCGCCTCGATGCCGCGATCAGCAGAGAGAGAACGCGCTGCGTCGCCCCGGCATGGCTCAACTGCACGAGCAGCGTTAGCACTTGCACCAGCAGCAGCGCCGTGACGAGGCCGGTCACAGCGTGGCCCCGCACGCCTCGGCGATGCCCTCAGCGAGGCCATCGAGCAGTTCGTCGCGCTCGGCGCGGGCCTGGCGCATCTCGCGGCAGTAGTGGGCGATCTCGGTGGCGAGTGCGAGGTTGTAGGCGAGCGCGCTGCGCAGCAGTCCGGCGAGGTTCTCGATCTGCGCAAGATGGTCGGCGTCGTCGGCGCGCCGCAGGTAACGGTCGAGCAGAGCTGCGGTGCGCTCACCGAGCCGCTTCGAGTGCTCCACGATCTCGGCGTCGCGGTCGATCATCTCGACGCCGGCGAGGTTGCTGCCGTTCACGCGCTCGCCTTTTCGTTGAGCAGGTCGGGAACGGTGATACCGAGGAACTCGGCCGCCGCGGTCAGCTCGTGGATGCGCCACGGCACCTTGCCGGCCATGCGGCGATGGATGGATGGCTGCGAGAGTTTGAGGTGGCGCGCGAGTGCGCATTGGGTGGTGTTCTTGCGGGCGAGCCCGACGCGGATCGCAGTCGCGACGTCGCCGCAGCTTGTTTCCGATTGCGGACCTGAATTTCTCACAGGGAAATTGATAGGACCCAGAGTGAAGCGGGTCAAGCACCGCATGTGGCACGGTGTGTCCCTCAGGGAAATTTATGGGCTATATCTTGCGTGTATTCACTTAGCGGGTAACGTATTCACACATGAGCGCGACTGTCATCGAACTCAACGCGACCGGGGCTGACTTCCACCAGGAGGTCGCGAGCCGGCTGCGCATTGGTCTCAGCGTCCTCGGGGTGAAGAACAAGGACGTGGCAAAGGCTGTCGGCATGGTGCCGAGCGCGTTCTCGAAACGAGTGCGCGGCACGCTCGTCCTCGACGTGGCGGAGGTTGACCGGATAGCAACCGCAACTGGCATTAACCGCGACTGGCTGTTCACCGGCAATGGGCCGATGTTCAACCCGGACGGGTGGTGCCCCCACCAGGGCTCGAACCTGGGACCTGCGGATTAAAAGTCCGTAGCTCTACCAACTGAGCTATAGGGGCGCGGAAAAACAGGATACTTGGTGTCTGCGGCGGTGTCTGCGGGCACCGGTCACTCGGCGCGCCCGGACCTCGCGCAGCGCGGCTGACCAGCCAATTTGAGGATTTGGGCGTTCGTACCCTAAGCTATCCAAGCTCCCAACGGAAACGTTGCGAACGCGCCCCGGAGAGATTCGGATTAGGCCCCCATCGTCTAGTGGCCTAGGACGCCGCCCTTTCACGGCGGTAGCACGGGTTCGAATCCCGTTGGGGGTACGCAACGCGGAAACGCGGAGCACGCAGGAAAGCAAGGCCCTGTGGCGCAGTTGGTTAGCGCGCCGCCCTGTCACGGCGGAGGTCGCGGGTTCAAGTCCCGTCAGGGTCGCCAGCACGGCGAGGTAACGGTTCGACCGAGCCGGTGCCTTCCGGCCAGGTAGCTCAGTTGGTACGAGCGTCCGCCTGAAAAGCGGAAGGTCGCCGGTTCGATCCCGGCCCTGGCCACCAAAGGAACCACCTGGCGACGGGTGGTTTTTTCGTTTCCGGCGGTGCCGGGCACTCATCTATGCGGCGCAGTGCGCCGTGCCGACCTCGGCGAGCGGGTCGCTCTCCACACGCGAGGCCGGCGCCTTCCGGAACTGACGGACGTGCAAATTCCGGCTGCCCCGGGTACTCCTCATATGTTTGAGGAGGTCATCATGCGAGTACTGAACGGACTGCTCGGCGTGGTGCTGGGAATTCTGGGAGCGGTGCTCGGGGTCGTCCTGGGCATCGTCGCGGCCTTGGTGTGGCTGGTCGGCATCGTGTTGTGCGCGACGATCCTGCTGTTGCCGCTCGGAATCCCCGTGACGAAACTGGGTAGTCGCCTGTTCCAATTGGCCGGCGACCTGATGCATCTCGGCTGA